TCTTTAGAGAAGTCAAATAAGAAAGAATCGTATGTGATCAAGATTAGCTTTGTTTTCTTATTACTGAGAAGTTTATTGATCTCCAAAATCTTATAGATGTTCTCTTTAGTCTCCAGGTTCTGGATAATATAATTAAACAATTTGAGCTTATTCATGCCTGGTAGCTTCTTTAATATTCTTCCTGTAGGTAGTACAGAAGCTTTGTGCGCATTATACTTCTTCCACTCATTGTTTATATATTCATCTAGAGACTTAAAGAAGTCTATATCTTTGTATTGCGGTTCTATACCGCCATAGAGCTGCTTAAATGTAATGGCCTTTGATTCTTTATACTGTTCATCAGTAAGCTCAGCCACGTTGAAATACGCGCGTCCAAGGTAGTTGTGCATTGAATCTTTAGGCGGCTCAAACCCGATTAACCTAGATATCAATCTTAGGTGGTAAGCATCAAAGTCAAATTCTACTAGAATATCATTCTTAGGTACGAAACACTCTCTAAAGTCTTTATCTTTTGGGATAGCCAAAAAGTTAATACTATTGAAAGAGTTAGTTGGTCTAGCTGTTAAATTGTAAAGATTGTAGTAAGAATAGATTGTGTCTCCTAACAATGAATATTGCTCATGCTGGAATTTATACTTACTGTGAAAGCAATCTAGATTTACTTTGATTCCTACCTCTTCAACATGCTTATATGCATCAACTAACTTGTCTTGAAGTTCAATATCCATCTCAAGCTCAAAGTAGTCTTTGACTAGTTGATATAAACACTCACACTTTTCATAGTGTTTAGATATTGGAATGATCTCATTTAGAGTTGGCATTACAGGATACTTTATATAAAAGTCCCTATGGATAGGCGTATTGCACTCAAAAGAACTATACTCATTGTTTTTGTCTAGACAGATAAATTGAACATCAATAGATTTAGGTAGATCTAAAAAGTATGAATGTAACTTTTTATCTAGTAGATATACCTTACTATGTTTTTGTAGAAACTCTTCTACTAGTTTAATGTCTAGAGAGAATCCTTCTGAATGGTTGATAACAAAGATGTATCCTTTCTTAGAATTGTTGTAGTATACTAAGCTAGGCCTAGTCAACTTAGGATGGTAGTAATCGTTTGAAGTAACGACTTGAATAAAAGCATCTTCTGATACTTCTAGCCTACTTAATTGTTCTTTATTTTCAATGATGAAATACATAACCTTTTATTAATTACAAAAATAAGAAACTAAACTGAATATTAGACTGTTGATCTATAGAGTGGGTCTTGCAAATTTTGTGTAGTCACCGCCAATAAATTCAGCGATGCCAAAAAATGTTTTATTCGTGGTCTCAACAAGCCTTTGATTTGTATCTATTATACCTGCCGTTACATTATATTGAGATGTTCTTACACTTTTTAAAGGCCCTACTATCTTCCAAAGTATTTGGGTTACTTGGTATAATCTAATATCATAATCTACAGTACCATTAACAATATTATTATACTCGTCTTCTGATATTTCTATTATAAAACCATTTTCATTTTCTTTTTTAGTAAAGCACCTAATAATATAACCTTTTTTATAGTCCTGTTCTGTTGGACTTGGATAAAAGTTATTAGGCTTACCAGGAATTCTTGTACTTGATACTCCACTTCTAATAGCAAGATCTACTTTACTTCTATCAGATAAATTAGCACTATTTAAACCAGGAGCATTTTGATATGTTTTAATCTTTCGTAATAATTTATTAGGTCCAGTTTGTGGTGACGCTCCGGCGTAAAAATCTCCATCAATAGTTTGATAGTACTTTCCTTTATACGGTTGGCCATCTAAAGTAAATTCAGTGCCTCCTGTATTTAAGTTATTTATAGTTGCATATTTTGGATAGTATCTAATCATATATTATTAGATTTTATAAACTCTAAAATTCCTTTAGCGTAAGAAATTCTATTAGTTACATCTACACCAGGAACTCCTTCAAATTTATCAAGCCATATATTAACAGCAAGCGCTAATTGACCCTCTTTTATTCCTTGTAAAGGAGTTAAAGTAGAGTTTTTATATCCAACAGTTAATTCTTTTTCTATTAAATATTTTAATTGCGTTTGTAAACTATCACCACCAGCTGATAATTGATAACTAGCATAATTTCTCTTTCTAGGTCCCACCCATTGAGCTATTCCATATGCTGTTATATCTTGCCCTTGATATGTTAATGTAAGTGGACTATATGAATCTAATTGCTGGCCTTTAGAAGAACCTGCAAATATTACTGTTTTTTTAGTATTTAAATCTGTTCTTCCTATATTCCATGCATTATAATTCATTCCTGATTCTTGGAATAAATTACCTAAAGCTCCTGCAATGGCAGTATCTGATAATCCAAGCTTTCTAAATTCAGGAACTGTTATTTTTATTTTATCAGCATAACTAATCATACTAGTCGCTTTTATTGAATCATAATTAGCTGGCTCATTAGACGGATTAATTCCAAAAGATCCTACTCTTTGTTCTACTCTAGTTACCTCTCCTATAAACTCAGTTTTATCTTTTAAGAATATCATATTAGCTTTTACTGCAGTATTCCAACTATTATTTTCAATAGTGTGAGTTAAGCCAATCATAACAAAGCCCGTATTGTTTATATGATCTATTGGAGCTCCTGGTATTTTTCTAGTTGTGTATGTATATGGAAGTAATTTATCTGGTACGGTAAAAGCTTGTCCCATAGCTAAACCTGATATTCCATCTGTAGTAAAGTTAACAGAGACTGGTATCATAGGCGCAGCTCTAGTAGCGTACTCATTATTTTTAATACGAGCCATTTTATCTATATAGTAGTTCGTTGCATGAGAAACGCTTGTTTGAGATGGATTTATTTTACTATAAAAATCAGATATAGCCGCATTAAATTGTGCTGCTGATGTTTTTAATGTATCATTGTTTTTATTTACGCTACCCGTTATTTCTGTTCTATTAGTTATATATCTATCTGAATAAGCGGTATTAACAAAACCAAAAGGATCGCCATTTGTTGATAGTGTAGCTTGATTAGTAGAATTTGCATTTGCAGAAATGGCTAACATATTAGAAAGCTTACTACTGATCTCTGATTTAATCTCTAAATTTTTAGCAATAGAAAACTTACCTAATAAAGGAAGTTCCGTTGTATTGCTTTTAGGCGTTACTTGTTCTTCATTAGCAAGTGCTGGTACAAATTGATCATCTACTATTTGAAAAGTATTAGCTGAGTCATTATATGAAAGTCTAAATGCATTAAAGTTACCTAAAGATTTATTTACATCTGTGAGTATTTGCTCTATGAATGTTTTTAAGTAAACACTATTAGTACCATCTTTATAACTATACTGTTGAACTCTATCGACTAGATAGTCTATGTTCAATAATATATTCATTATTTTTCCTCTATATGGATTACCAGATTCGGCATTATTAGATAATAATTCAAAGTTTCCTGATAGTGGATCAAATAGTGGTACAATTAATGGTTGTGTATCAAATTTAAGTTTTGGTAAAGTACCACTTAAAAAGTCTTGAGTTCTTGGATCAAATAAAGGTATATCTTCTGAGCTTCCGCTAGCATGCTCTATTGCTGTAGAATTTTTAGTTAATATATCTTGATCAAATAATTTTTTATAGTCTTCAAATGTTCCTTCAAAAGGAATTAAACAAGTCCATGGATCTGTACTTAATTGCTTGTTATTAGTAAGACAAAAATTCATTTCTGGATTAAAGTCTATGTATACTAAAGGTGTTTGAAATTGCGATTCTTCTTTAGTATCATATATAGTACATGCGTGATTTAATATCATTAAAAGAAGACCTAGAGGAATATATACTGGATGATTAGTATTTGTTCCTTTAATTATTTCTTGATTTATTTGATAAGGTACAACATACGCTTTTAATAGCTCTTTAAAATTAACAGACTGTATTAAATTAATAGGCTCTTTATTTCCCATTAAACTACTAACAAAACCATATTTTGAGTGTATTTGAAACCTTTGTTCGGCAATCATTTTTTTATCAGTAGTATAATTTATATCTGGTATTTCATTTTTTACTAGTTTTTCTATAAACTTAGAAAATATTCCTGTTGAAAATATTTGATTTAAAAAAGTTTTACCTCCAACAACATCTTTAGGATTTGAAATATCTAAAACATATGTAGTTCTTCCTATTTCAAGATCTGGATTATCTGTTTGATTTATAGCTTTATTTAATGCATGAAGTTGTATAGTTCTTAGCATTATTTCTAATGTAGACTGGTAATTTAAAGCTTGTTTTATTTGAGTATCTACTGCATCTTGCACTTTTTTTTGATCTTCTAAATTTACAAAATTGTTTACATTTTGACTTATTAAATCTCTATCTTTTAAAGTTTTGCCAAATGGAGTTAATATTGCAGTATCATTTGATGGAGTTATATCTGAGGTAAATAAACTGCTATCATTAAATTTAATTGCTACATTAGTAGAAACTGGGAGAGTTTTTTGATTTCCGCTTGGAGTTTTAAATGCTGCGTTATATGTGTATTTTAATTGTAGATTAAATTGATAGGAAAAAAATGGCCATCCACTTGCTTCTGTAAATATATCTTTAGAAAAAGTTAGGTCATTACTTCTAAAAACATTTTCTCCATTAGATAATATATTTTCTATTATATCTTTTCTTTGTTTAGGATTTAGTAGTAATCTATATGAAGCACCGGTTACAGGATCTTTAGCATATACTCCAGGATCTAATTCAATAGTAAAAAAATATTGCTTTCCTAAACTATTTTTATATTGTATTACATATTTGTAATATACGATATCTCCTGTTCCTGCTCCAAAAACTTGACGATCACTACTAGCGTCTTTATTCAATACTGCTTTTTCTGTATTAAATACTATTTGAAAAAATGGTTGTACAGTTTGTCCTGGGAATGATTTTAGGTTTCTTTCTTTAAGGGCTGGGATATCTATTCCTATATTTGTATAGGTCTGTTTTTGATCTAAAACTAAATTAAGATCTCCTATTATATATCTACTAGATCTTCCCATATAGTAATCTAGTTGATAAAACTTTTTCTTATCTAAAGAATTATATTTATCTAGACTATCTATTTTAAAATCTGCTGTATATGGAAAAATAGCTATTCTATCTCCACCCCTATTTAACTCTTCTCTAATTCTTTTATCTGCTCTTTGACTATCAACATTATTATTTGCAAATGCAATTGTTTTTAGATCTGTTTCTGTAAACTGTTTTTCTGGAATAACTCCAGGTATATTTAGTGCTAATCCACTAACTAAGTTAGCTAATATATCATTTGAAGGATCTACAGAAAAAAGAGGGCTTTCTGACGGTGGTTGAATATTAGCATTGTTAATCTGTATTAGCGTATTATTAAGCTTTAATATCTCCTCTTTTAGCAATCCAGGAAGAGTTCCAGAGTTGTTAATTCTTATTGAGTCTCCTAATACACCTAATGCCATTAGTCTTATTGAGCAATCATATCCTCCATCTTGATTATAGCTAAAATTAAAATTAGTAACTATACCTAACATAGCATCGTAGTTACCTTCAGACTCTCTAGAGTTTTTAGATATCATTATTTGGATATCTTCTTTATTAAGACCTTGTTGAAAAGGATCTATACTAAAAAACTCCGTAGATACTATTTTATTAGGATCTCTTTTTTGAGTATTTTCAGGACTTGGATAAAAATATGTGTGTCCCCATTCTAAGAACATGGTAAAACCAAGCTTAAAATAAAGAGCATCAATGATATCTAATTGGTTTTTATCCCAACATTTAAAGTTTATTGTTGCTGCTCTAACAGAGCCAAGCCTACCTTGAGTTTCTATAGTTGCATTAATTATACCAGGCATTGGCCTATATCCATAGTCTTGTATTTCAGAATTTCCTAATATGCCGTAAGCTCCATTTTTACCTAATCCAGATCTTAATTGATACGAATTTTTGTCTAAATATTTTGAAGTGCCTCCAAAAAGAACAAAGTTTTTTGCTAAGCTAGTTTCATCTAATATAACATCATCACCTATAACTCTTTTAAAGTAGTTAATATCTAATTCTGATTTTACATTAATTGAAGATACTAATCTAACCCACGCACTCTTATTGGCTAAATATAAAAGATTATCGTTATCTCTAGAATCTTGAGTATTTTTATTAGCTCTAGTTTCTAGTTGTTTTAGTACCCATTGAGGTAACTTTGTACCGATAATGTTAGACAATTTATTATCTAATCCAGGCATAACTATCTTATTGTGTTTACTAGTTTATAATCATTTACTATTCCAGATAAATCTACTGGTATACGAAGTTGCATTCCTGGTTCTATATATAACGAATCTCCTGGTAGTGCATTAGCTGATGCTATTACCCACCAAAATGAAACATCTCCGTAGAAATCAAAAGCTATCAAATCTAGTCTATCACCTAATGTAGTTATAACATAGTTATCTTCATTAGATAGCGGAATATCAGGATAGATATTATTTAGATAGTATTGACTACCTGATACTGCTGATTTAGCTAATGGTATATTTTGGTATCTATAATTCATTCTATGAAGTTTGTTGATCAAATAATGATCTTATAGTAGTATCTTCGCGTTGAGTATTAATATTTCTTCTTACTGTATTTAATATATCAGGTGAAATAGTATTAGGTATGTTTCTTGATAGATTTTCAGCCTGCCTATTCTGCCTTTCTAATTGTCTTTCTTTTTTTGCTAAATTATTTTCATACGCGTTTGCGTCTTCTACTATAGACTGTTCTATAAAGTTTTGAGAATTAGCTATTAGCGCTGTATTATTTTGAGTAAATAATTCTTGATCGCTATTAACACTAGCTAATCTTCCGGAAAGATCAGTATTTCTAGTTATAGAAGATCTTCTAGGGAGTATATCCATAATAGGTTTAAATGATACTGATATATCCATTACTTGTGGTAGTTGAGCTATATCTCCTATTTGACTTTTTTCTAAATTAACTTCCCAAGGATAGTTATTGTCAATAGTAATATTTACGTTTTCTAAAAATCCAG